CTTGTGCAATAGTATTTAATTTAGATTGTTCTAATAGTTGATCTTGTTGACCAATTGCATCTAGGCTTGCTAAGTTTTGTTGTTCTAATCCAGGAACATATCCTGCTAGACCTTGTTGTAATGAACCAAGTCCTAATTGATTTGTCATTGCTTGTTGTCTTAAACCTTGTGCTTGATCAAAACCTTGACCATATAATCCAGCAAGTAATGCCGCTCTATTTCTGTCAGAGTTAGATTGATATTCTGCTTGTTGAACACCTTCTCTACCACCACCGAAAGCACCTGCTGTATACGCTGCGTCTGAAACTGATTGTTGTCCTATTTGTGACTGTCTATCAAAGTCTGCCATAGTAGTATTGATAACTTCATTTTGATAAGGTGACATGAATGATTGATAATCTTGAGAAGGATCAGCTAAACCTTCAGCCGCTGTATTAAACTGAGACATTTGATTTAAATAAGGTTGATAAGATGCAACACCTGACCCACCTGTAAATCCTGTAACCATTCCAGAAGCATCTCTTTGAATATCTCCAAGGCCAGATTGATTAGCTATACCTTGTTGTGCTTGTTGTTGAAATGCTGTTTGACCTGCAACTTGTGGTGTTAGTTTACCAACATCAATAGGAGTCCCTAGTTGCCCGATACCATATTTAAGAATATTTTGACCGTAAGGTTGTAGTGTTGCGCTAGGAAGTAATCCTGCTGTTGAGTATTGGTCTGAGGCTGCCATTATGTCATCATCCTTTTAGCTTGTGGTTGTGCTTCTAATGTTTTCATAGTGTTATACATCTTTTGTGCACCTTTGTTAATACTTCCTCCACCTGCAGCTCTTACTGCATCGGCTGTAAATACAAATTCGTTTTTAGATAATCTAGCTGGTACATCATCTTTTTTCTCATACTCTCTAATAGGTACAAACCCACCGTTAAATCTATAATCTTTTTCTTTACCACCAAGATCCATGACACCGTCTGACCCCTTAGCGTATTTAACTCTGCCACCTTTAGCGTATCGTGTATCTGTGTACATATCAGATGCAAACTCTATTAACATTTCTCTAATACGTTCATCATCATAATCTGAAGCTTCTAATTCTGGAAATTCCATAGCGTTTAAATTTCCTACTAATTCTATTCTATTCATTTTACTTACATCCATTAATGGGTCTCCAGCTGAATAAGCCATCTTCATAGGTTCTTCTGTTTCTGATACAGCTTCTTTAATACTTACAGTGCCATCCATTACAGGACCTTTACCCATCATGTAACCAGGTCGACCACCGTTTCTTAAACCTGCTATACCACCTTGATTTAAAGATTGTGAGTAAGCTTCCATGTAAAGATCATATTCTTTTTTTTCCATGTCACCTGATCTACGCATTTCTTCTAACAAAGAAAGAATTATTTTTTCTTTAGATGCTTCATCCATTTTTGCCTCAGTATCTAAGCCATCATTTATTATTGCATTAAGCATAGCTCTATTTTCAGATTCTCCAGGTTCTCTTATAGCTGTAATGTTTTCTTTAAAAGCATTGTCGTCTACGTATTCACTAGTTCTTTCTGCAAGATCGCCATCATCAGTTCTACCTAGTTTTCTTTTATACTGAGTGTTTTTAATTTTTTCTATGATTTGTTTTAAAGGATTAGTACTAATTTCTTCAGCTATCATTTGAACACCATTTTCTCCAGTACCATCTTCAAAACCCATTCTCTTTACAACACCAGGTGCTTTTTTTCTAAGTGCTTCAATACCAGGACCACCACCCATATTAAACCCCATTGCTTTTACAACTTCTGGTGCTTTTTTTCTAAGGGCTGCTATACCTGGATTAGGTGTGCCATTTTTTAAACCTATGATACCACCATTGGCTGCTAGAGCCGTAAAATTTGTTACGTCTGCTTTAGATGTAGGAACTCCTGTAACTGTCATTGGAGTTAAATTTAAATCTACTGCTGCTTGCGCCTCTTGACCGGCGTCTTTAGCTGCTTGCATATAATCGTCATAGACACCTTCTTCTATTTCATTTTTACGTAATTGATCTTTGTAATCAAGATAAGCTTTACCACTTGCAGCCACAGTTTTACCTACAGTGTCAATAGTATTTTTGTTTTTACTATAAAAGTCTGAAGCTGTATTTACGTATTTTAATACTGTGTCGTACCAAGCCATATTTTTTAATTTCCTTTGAAGATAGTATATATTAAATAAGCAGGGATTTCACCCGAAAGTATTGTTTTACAAAGTTTTTTGTACATAGTCAATCTAGAATATATTAGTTTTTGCACCTAAATCAAAGTGTGCAACAGTTATATTAACGTCTCTACGTATATGTTCTGTCTTAGTATCACTATTAGGATCTTGTACATCAGCTAACGCTTCGGCGTCAGAATTATACTCTGCCTTTGTTATAATATTGGTTAAAGTTATTTCACACTTAGGTGTAATTACTGGTATTTCTTTACCATCAATTGTTTCATATCTTATTGATGCTTCTGTTTCTATAAACGACATTATTTATCCTCTCTGTTTATTTCTAATATTGATGCTATCACAAACAACCTATTGGCGTCTGCAGCAGTTACTTGTAATACTTCATTTTCTAACATAATTAATGGTTCTGTTAATAGCTGTTCTGATGCATTCGCACCTATAGCTTTAACTTTAAACAAAGTAAACTTAGCAGCACTTGCTGCTGGATCACCAGCAAACAAATCTACAGTAATGGTAGTAGCACTGCCATTATCACTACTAACTAAAATAGCTTTTACAATAGCCCTAGAGTTAGAAGGCACTGTATACAAAGTTGCAACGCTATTAGTTGTTAAATCTAATTTTGTATTTTTATATATATTTGCCATATTATCCTAGTCCAAACCAAGTGTATCTCTCAGCATCTTCTTTTAACTGAGTTAAAAACGTAGAGTTTAATTGTTCTACAACTGTAGAAAGAGACCTATTAATTTGTCTTTGGTTATCTTCAGTATATACTTTTTTAGGTTCTGGTAATCTAACTACTATTTTTGTCATTACCTTTGTCCATCTTGTTTTACTTCAGCTCTAAAAGTTCCGTAACGCCAATTTTCCCCTACATCCGTATTTTCTATTTTTAAACTAACGTATCTTCCTCTAGCCCTAGTACTAACAAATGTAGTATTAGAGTCAACAGTAAAAGGACTTAAAGTTGTACTAGCAGAAACAGTTTGAGGATAGTCTGTTACTAACATAGTTAATTTTACTTGATTAACTAAAGTTTTAAAGTCAGGTAAAAATCTACCCATTGAAACCATAAATTGCCCTGGTCCTTCTTGAGTGTTTAGTGCAAAATCAAAAGACTGTATAAATGAAGTTAATGTTGTGGTAGTTCCATCGGGGTTAATTTGATCGGTGCCTGTCTCATGTTCAAAATAAACAGTTTGACCTAAACCAGTAGAGCCAATAATATTTGGAAAAGTTCCTGTAGCTGTACTATTATAAGCTGTAGCATAAGGTTTTGGATAAATTAAAGAATCTAACCAAGTAGTTCTTATTGAGTTACTATTAGTCCCTGTGTACCAATTACCCATAGGGATATCATTACCTTCACCATAGTTGTGTACTACATATCTATTATTAAAATCTGAACCACTAGTTGGATAATACCAAACAACCTCTGTATATAAATTATTGATACCTGCAAAAACTTGTTGTCCTTTTGTAGTATCAAAATCATCGTAGACATAGTCTTCAACACTACATGATAAAGAATTAACTGTACCATCAAACGCAAAGAAACCATTGTTGGACATCCAATAAGCAACACCGTCAATTTCAATGGCTGCATTCTTGCCTATTAATCCACAGTTAGTACCTACTTGTTCAAAGCCAAATGTAAATGGAGCTCCAAGAAATTTCATTGTGTACAAAGCATTATCTGTCCACACAAGAATATTTTCCTTAGCTACAATTGAACCTACAATTTTTGTACCATCTTGCAGTCTTTGAGAACCTGCTGTATTAGTAGCTTGAATTGTATATCTGTTTATAGCTTCTTGATCTGAGAATCTAATAAACATGTTGTCTTGAGTTGTAGTATCACCAATAGTTGTTTCTGTTCCAAAATGAATTAAGTGTCTAGTTGTTGGAGAAATTAAAGTAAGTCTAGATGCTGTAGGGTTTCCAACATCTGCTGCAACATCAATTACTGTTTTAAAATCTGGTGTTGTTGTTGATGCACGAGTTATTAACCTTGAAGTAATACCAGAATTCCATGTAAAAGTTTTTCCATTTGCAATAGTTGCAACTAATACTTGACCAAAATTACCTAAAGACCAGAGTCCTGGTTCAAGAGTTACTCCTGACGCTTCTACGGCTGAACCCCATCCTGGAAAATCTGTTGCATCAGTGACTACAGATCCAGTACCATGAGCTTGACCATTTGATGTTCCAGTAGTAGCCGTTCCAAATGCTCCTCTAGTAATACCAGTTAAAGTATTTGTACCTTTTCCTGTATAAGAAATTAATTCATTACCGACTGCTATAGTTCCTGCAGTTGGAAATCCTGCATTAGATACAATATTAATTGTAGTTCCTGATCCTGCTGTTCCTGCAGTATCCGCAGTTAAAACTCCATTTAAAGCACTGGTCAAGGCTCCAGAAACTATTCCACCAAATTCTCCTATACCAAAACCATAACCATAAGTTTGAGCTGCAGGTCCTACAGATTGATAAGGTTTAACGGTCATAGATCCACCAGTAGATACGGCACTGGTTGCTTGGTTTAAAGAATCAATTGTAAAAGTTGTATTAGTAGGTATTGTTAAAACTTGAAATAGTTTATCTTCAAAATCAGCATTTGCTAGTCCTGTACCATTTGGTAAAGTCACTGCATCTAAAACAATCATATCTCCTACAGATAAACCATGTGCTGAAGTAGTTGTAATAGTACAAGTTTTAACTGACGTACTATTTGTTGCTAGTGTTGATGATGTAAATGTAGTTAGTGTTCCGGCATTATTACTACGGAAAGGAGTTATATCAAAAAGTTGTCCTTCAAAATAAAGAAGTAAGAATTTATCAGTACCAATTGCAACATAACGATTACCTTCTAAATCTACAAAAGCATGTTGTTGTCTAGCTACACCACATATAGTATCAGTAAGTAATGATGACCAACCCCCTACTTTTTCAGGTAGTCCATATCTAAACCTTACATTATCAGAATCAATCCAACGATTGATAGCGCCTACTGGAGTTGTTTGTTTATCTACACCAGGACTAAGAGTAAGTTCAAAGAGAGCCATCTATTGTGCCCCTATGCTGTATTTGTTTTATATGCCCAGCCTCTTGTAGAATCTATAAATACTAAAGTTATGGCTTGACCATTAGTGGCTAATGCTAGATTGTTAGTACCCGAATTAATAGGTTTACCATTTC